ACCTGGCTTCGCAGTCAAGTATCTTCTTTTGGTTTATATGTCCGTTAGGTAGTTCTATCCGCATTAAAGAATTGTCTTGCCGTCTACAAATACTATCTCTATTTTGTTATCGCTTTGAATATCTACTAATTCCTTTGGCTTACCATAAACACGGGTAAGTAAAGTTTCTAAACTATAAAGGCTGCCCTTCTCTAAGCTTTTACGCATAGCTGCTGCAATCGTTTTTTCAAGTATCGTTGCCTTCGGGTTATCCCATACTGTTTTAAGTTCCTCTAAGTCCATTGACATCATAGCTTGTATGGTATCGTTTATCTCCGCAAGTTTATATCCTTGCTCTTTAAGTAGGCTTACATACTTACGAGGTCTGCCGTTTGGGTTTCCCGATTGTCCTGGTTTGAATGGTATTAAATGTTCTTTGCTCATTCTGTTACGCTTCTGTTTTAACATAAGGTTGACCATTCCTTTTAACTTCTAATGTCGGGTCAAGTTTAATCATTCGGTCTACTATTACTTGGCAATATTTAGGGTCAAGTTCCATTCCGTAGCACTTCTTTTTTAATTGATGCGATGCCACCATTGTTGAACCAGAACCAAGGAATAAATCTAATATATTATTCCCTGCCTTAAATTCATTAAATGTCCATTCTGCTAATGCAACAGGCTTTTGAGTTGGGTGTACTCTTTTTTCTTTATTTTTCATATCTTCTTGTATCATCCCCATCCATTTCCATTTGAATTTTTTTACTGACTTATTGTAACTTGTCCAAGCTAATTCACAATCAGCAAAATCGGTTTCTCCATTATCTTTGTCCCAAACTATCCAACAAGAAGATGGTGGCAATTTATCAGCATAATAATTAGCGCCCCATAAAACTACATTATCACATATTGATAAACTTAAATTAATTGCATCGTAAGGTATTTGTTTGTCCCATTCATTAACACCATAATCTATTTTCTTTGCAACTCCTCCTCCTTTACCTTGACTTTGATTACCGATATTAATACCATAAGGTGGGTCTGTAAAAATCATATCAGCCTTTTGTCCGTTCATTAATAAATCAACTTGGTCAATATCCGTACTATCGCCACAAAGTAATCGGTGTTCCCCTATCTCAAATAAATCTCCTAATACTATATCGGTTTCAATGCCCCCGTCTGGAACTGCAAAGTCATCTTCCTCAGCTTCTATAACTTCTGCATCAAAGCCGGGTATATCTAATCCCCAATCTATTAGCTGCTCACTATCCCAATTATTAGCAAGGTCGTTCCAATCCCATTCGCCATATCCTACGTTGTCTTTAACTATAAATTCCTTTTGCTGATGCTCTGTTAGTTCACTTGCCTTGATAATCGGTATCTCTTTTAGTCCTGCTTCCTTACAAGCCTTTAATCTCATATTGCCACCAAGTACAACCATATCGTCATTAACTACAATAGGTCTAAGGTTTAGCATTTGTGGGAACTCATTAATTGACTTTACGAGCTTTGCAAACTTATCGTCTTTGATTATCCTGGGGTTGTTCGGGTTTGCTTTTACTGTGTTGATTGGTACGTTTTGTATCATAGTATGCCGTTTATTATGTCGTTTGCTTCGTCTAAAGCATCTTCTTGGTCGAGGTATGTATCTACGTCTGCTATATGTTTGTTAATTAAAGTTTCTGCCATTGCATAGGTGTAGTGTCCTATGGTAGTCATATCGTCTCCATTTTTACCCGTCTTACATACCGCAAGGAAGTAAGCTTTGTGCGTAAGGAGTAGCCATATAGCATTTAGTTTTCTCATCGTCCTTGACCTCTGTATGCTTTTTCTCTGGGCGTGTGCTTGTTAAAGGACTTCTTTGCAGAACCTCGCTTCCTTTTCCCGAATGAAATTTTGTTCTTATTCTCGTTACCTTTTGCCATTTGGTATATTCTTTAAATGTATTTCAAATATTTCTTCTTTAGTCCATCTATTCTTAAAGTCATAATCGTAATGGCACTCTCTACACATAGCACATAAATTAGTTATATGGTCTTGCAGTTGTTTTCTTTTACTGCCAAACTTTGACCTTGCAACTATGTGTGCTATATCTACTGCCACTTTACCACACACTTCGCAAAAAATGGTATCTGACGAATCAAAGCCCATTCCTTGCAAATAGTTTAAAGTGTGTCTTTGCATAGCTTCCCCATTAAATTTTCCGTTGATTAATAATTAAAAAATTTAAGTATGCAAATTATTTTTTGTCTATTTCCTTTAGTTTATTAATTGCCCATTCTACACCAGAAGTTCCACCCCAAGCGTCCCACATTAAACCGCCACAACCTTCGCTATAAGGCACGTCTTTATGTTGTTGGTGTCTTTTAAACGAAGCCATACGGGCAATCGTATCTCTACTAATCGGCTCACGATTTGCCAACTGTCTTGCTCTTGCCTTACCTGTTGCTTCTCCACAAGAACCCCAACCATTTTTCTCAGCCCATTCTATTGCCCTCTTTGCGTTGTTAGTTGCTGACTCAGGATAGTCGGTATAGCTTTCAGCAAATTTACCACCTGCAAGAATAGCTTTCCAAACCTTCATAGCTTTCTCTTCGGTATCGTAGATGCAAGACCCGTTTCCAATCCGATATTTGCCATTAGAGGCGCACTTTATTACTGGCATAGTTTACTATAAATATACTTTCGGTCTAAATTTATCTCGTCAAAGTTATACTTCTTTTGGCAGAACTCAAACAACTTCTGTCCGCTTTCCTTTCGCATATCCGCATCACTTACTAAATCTCTTATATGTTTGTACCAATCCTTTTGGCTTTTAACGTAATGTACGGGCATATCTAAGTAAGGATTGACGTGGCTTACTATGGCAGGGTTCTTTTTAGAAGCCGTTTCTAATACCTTAAGATTTGACTTCATAGCGTTGAACTTGTTATCTACTAAAGGAATAACTGAAATGTCTGAGTCCGTATAAGCACCCATATATTCCGTAACCCTTGCATAGTTATAGATCGTGGGGTTAAGCTTTAAACCACAAGTGAAGCTATCAATCATTTTATCCCATATAGGTTTCTCCCCGTCATTGTAACCCGCAATAACAGTTCTTATGTTCATACCTTGTAGGCGTTTAAACGGCTGCCTTAGTATTTCTAAATCTCGCTCGTGCGTTCCACTACCTGACCAAAACAACCTGACTTTATAATCTTCGGTCTTGTTATCCTGGAACTGCTCTTGCCCGTAAGGTAATGCGTTTGGTAAGATGTGAACGTTCTTATTGTAAGGGCTTATCTCACTTGCTAACCTTTCGTGTGTGCAGGTACAAAGGTCAGCTATCTTTAAGTAATCGGTAATCTGTTTGCCGATGTTATTGTATTTGTATCGGTAATATAGAAGATGGCTTTCGCTAAGTTCCCAATGGTCATCGTTATCTACTACTAATTTAAAGCCGTACTTAGTGCGCCAGGTGTCCATTTGTTTTGCATCTATTTCGTTAAGCATTCTATTCATTAGCACAATATCCCAACCTTGCTCAAGTAGTTCGTCATTCAATACATCTGTTATAAGTGCGTACTCTTTTTCTAAGTGTACTATCGGCATCATTATTCGGTGCAGTCCTACACCTGAGTTGGCAGAAGTTATACAAAGTATTCGCATCTTATATTCTTTTGGTTGTGATATATGTCTTGGTATTTTTCCCATACGCTTTGCGCCCTTGCCAAGCTTTCGTCTTTCATTCGTCTATACTCCGTGCCGTTACCGACATCATGTCCTATATGCTCCGAGCGCATATCTGGAAGGTAATAGTTGGTAAAGCCTGTAATAGTTGCACGTTCCCCATAATCTCTGTCTTGCATTCCGTATGGATCGTACTCAGTATTATAACCGCCAACTGCATCTATAAGTTCACGGGTAATAAAGTTATCGCCAAAAGGTGTGTGTGTTTTATGTACCCCGTCTACTATCGGTGGCAAATCTTCTACACAATGTATTCCTATTATGCCTGTCTTTTCTATTCGTTGTGCAAATAGAACAAATTTAGCCAACCAATCTTTTGGTAATAAAATGTCATTAGCTAATAAACAAACCGCATCATAGTCCTGAGTTATCCTAAGTCCTGCATTAACCCCGGCTGCTATGCCTCGCTTTTCTTTTGATAAGTCATAACCAGTAAAAGGGTAGTTAAAAGTTTCGTGCGTGTCGCTGCCATTGTCTATTAAGAAGCAGTCCGCATTGTAACCAGAGTTAAAAAAGTTTTGGTTAATTACACGCTGAGTTAAATCGTGTCTGTTTTGTGCAAGTAATAAAATAGCTACTTTCATTATCTTATGTTTGAGCCGATTTCCCTTGCCGGTACTCCTGCATATTTAGTATTAGGTTTTGCATCTCCTTTTAAAAATGCACTTGCTCCAACCATACAATTCTCGCCTACGTTTGCAAATTGATGCAGAACTGCGTTAAGTCCTATATTAGCCCCTTGATCTACAATAGAATGCCCACCTATTTTTGCTCCGCAACTTATAGTAACATTATCTAAAATTGTGCAATCGTGTCCTATGTGTGCGTGTTTCATTATAAAACAATTATTGCCAATAAAGGTATCAATTTCGGTACCTGCATCTATTGTTACAAGTCCTGTAATAACATTGTTATCGCCTATGTAAACTTTTCCTTTTTCTTTATTCCAGAACTTCTTATGCTCTGCTTTGTCTCCGATAATACAATAAGCACCAATGTAGTTTCCGTCTCCAATAATTACGTTATCGCCAATGATAGCGGTAGGGTGGATAAAGTTAGCCATTCTTTTTTTTATTTTTGGGTTTAGGTTGCTCTTCGTACCAAGTGTACAAGCGTTTAATCATATCGAAGATACAATTACCGCACCATACTGTTAATATGAAATCTGCACTCATATACTTGCGATAAATATGCTCGTACATTTTTAATATGTCTAAATCAATATTACGCACATAGCCATTTTGTACTGTATGCCAATTACCAACGTGGTCATCTAAAAATTTGCGGTGTTCTATTTCCATAAGTTCCACATTAGTTTTGAAAGTAAAGGTGCTAATACTCCTGGTATAAATACAAACGCAATTATGTCGGTACATATTTTAGGAAGTAAATATAAAGCCAAACCGCTCCAAGCTGCTAAACAACTCGTGCAACTAAAAGGCTTAAAATCTAAATACCATTTTCTATGGAATTGGTGTATCTCTATAAAGAATATTGCAAAGCATATCGCTGCTATAATTATCATTTGCGTAATTGTTTTTTAAGTTCTCGTTTAGTTAGTTTAAGTTCCCTATGTATTGACATATAAGGTATGCCTGTAACCCTGCTAAGTTCTTTAGCGTTGCAGTTGTGCTTAATAGCATACACTCGCAATAGTTCCGCTTTGTACCAGTGCATCTTGGATAGTTCGTCTTCTACTTTGTTAAGCAAGTCCTCGTCCCTATCGTGTACTATTAATTCAACCTCTAAAGGCTTTCGGTATGTCCTATAAAATTGGCTCGTGTTACTTTGCATCATATTAATCATTGTTCTAACCAAGTAGAACTTTAACACATTACGGGTGCGCATATCAATTATCCGTTCCTCGTCCATTTCACATAGCACTTTAAATATTTCGCTTCTTAAATCTTCTCGTAAATCTTCAGGCTGCATTTTATCTATTGCTTCCTTAAGTTCTCGGCTATCCCAAAGTTCTAATATGATGCTATTCTTGTTCATACTCCTTTAAGGTTAGTTTGCCGTTGTCTTCGGTTGCTATGTAACAAAAACAATTTGCCGTCTTTGCTAAGTTTAAGAACGCTATTTGATAACTGCTAAGTTTATCTCCTATGCCTTTGGTTTCGCAATAAACCGCTACTCCTGTT